AAGGCAGCAGATGATGCAGCAGCACAGGCTAAGGCAGATGCTAAGGCAAGCGCCGAGGCTAAACTTGCAGCACTCGGTCTAACCGCAGACGAGATCGCAGCACTAAGCTAACGTATGGAAAAAAGCGCTAACGGCTGGCCTGCATCTGCAGATCCAGAGGCTATCAACATAGTACGTAAGCGCGTCCCAGGTACAGATCTCAAGCTACGTGTAGCAAAAGCTGTAGCGCCTTTACTAATTGGTTTTGCTGCAGAATTTCATAAGCTAGTCGAGCCTATAGATGAAAGTAAAACCCTGGACGACTGGGGCTATTGCTATCGCAAGGTCAGAGGATCTAATACCGTAATCTCTAATCACAGTAGCGGTACAGCTATAGATCTAAATGCTACTCAACATCCTCTAGCGGCTGTAGGTACTTTTAACGAGGAGCAAGTAAGGGTAATTAACCGTTTATGCCGTAAGTATGGTCTAAGATGGGGCGGTAATTATCGTAACCGTAAGGATGAGATGCATTTTGAGATAGCTCTAAATGCAGTGCAAGTCGAGACCTTGATAAGAGGTTTAGAAATGGAGACCGATGAAAACGAAACAGAAAAAACAGATCAAGACAGCGCAAGAGGTGGCGGCTTCCTGGGCTCGCGCCGCGCTTAGCGCAGCTTTAGCTTATTACTTAGCTACTGGCGACGTAACGATAAAAGGTTTAACTAGCGCTGCGGCAGCTGCCGTATTACCGCCTCTTATGCGGTATCTAAATCCTAAGGATTCTTTAGGACGTGGATAGTCTTTTAATTCAGCTAGGCGTTATAGCGGCTGCGACCATATCAGGGGTAGCCGCTATATTCGCCTCACGTGCAGAAAAGAATAGCCGCCCAGTCTCTAACGGTTTTGCTGAGGAAGTGTTAGGCGATTTACGTGAGCTAAGGCGTATGCTTTTCACACATCTTAAAGACCACGATCGAGAGGGACAAAATGCGAAAAAGTGTATTCATTGTACCAACCAGGGGAAGGCCACAAAACGCAAAAAGGCTTCTTAAAGCCTGGAAAGATACTAAAGCTGTAGCAGACTTATATTTTGTCTGCGATATAGACGACTGGTCGTTACGCGATTATCAAGCGATAGACGACATAAATATAATAACTAATCACATAACCGCCGCTGGTATGGCTCAGCCTCTTAATATGGCTGCGATGCTTTTACTAGACGATACTAAATACGATCGGTATAGCTATTTTGGATTCTTAGGCGATGATCACTTACCACGTACTGATTTCTGGGATTACCTCTTAACATTACAGATACCAGGTAATAGACAAGGAATAGCCTACGGTAACGATTTACTGCAAGGAGCTAATCTACCTACTGCCTGTTTAATGACCAGAGGCATCGTAGAAAACCTTAAAGGTATGTGTCAGCCTAAAGCTAAACACCTGTACCTAGATAATTTTTGGAAAAAACTAGGACAAGATATCAACGGCCTATTTTACTCAGAAAACATAGTAATTGAGCATATGCATCCATTAGCTAGTAAGGGTGCTATGGATGACCATTACGCACGCGTTAACTCAGAGCAATATTACAGCCACGACAGATTAATCTATGAGGATTTTATTAACAGCCTGTTTTATAAAGACTTAGTAGTAACGCTATCGTGAAAATTTTAATCACTGGTAACAGAGGTTTTGTAGGTCGTCATTTTACATACGCTTTATTAGATCATAACGTTACATATGTCGACATAAAAGACGGAATTGATGCTAGGGATTTCTTTAGACGTGATGACACCTATTTCGACCTTTTGATACATCTTGCGGCAGTCGTAGGAGGTAGGCAGACTATCGAAGGTAGTCCGCTATCTCTGGCGGTGGATTTATCAATAGATAGCGAAATGGCATCGTGGGCGATGCGTACACAGCCTGGACATATTCTTTATTTTTCCTCTAGCGCTGCATATCCTGTAGAGCTACAGACACTAGAGCTAAAAAGGATGCTAACAGAAAACGATATAAATCTAAATGATATACGCCTGCCAGATTTTACTTATGGCTGGGCTAAATTGACTGGAGAGATGCTCTGCGAACATCTAAGGCGTGAAGGTTTAACGGTTACAGTACTTAGACCTTTTAGCGGTTATGGTGAGGATCAGAGCCTGGAATATCCATTTCCTAGCTTTATGGAAAGAGCTGGTCGTAAGGCCGATCCCTTTACCATCTGGGGATCAGCTCTAACTACTAGGGACTGGATACATATAGAGGACATAGTAGAGGCCTCTTTACTATTGGCTAAAGACCGTATGAGCATAAACGTAAACCTATCGACAGGCAGGCCTACGACCTTTATGGAGCTGTTTAACCTAGTAGCTCGTCAGGTGGGCTATAAACCAGTCGTAGAGGTCGATGAAGGCGCTCCTAAGGGCGTCGCCTACCGCGTAGGTAATCCAGCGCTGCTAAACAGCCTGGGCTATAAGCCTAAAGTGACCCTAGAGGTTGGGGTGTCGCGCTGCCTCAGTGTCTGGAGGCAGTAGTACCATTAAGGGGTCTGGAACCCCTCAACCCTCCAGACAAAGGGACAGAAATGATTAATTTCATAAAAGAGTACACAGATCTATTTATATGGCTGTGTGGTGTAGGTATTTTTATGTGCGGTTATTACATAGGACATTACTACGGTCATCAAACAGGATTCGTACGTGGTCGCGTAGCGGCTCGTAAGCATCCATCGACAAGATACGAGCAATAATGAACCGTATCTATGACTACGCGATTACATATGCAGCTCTAGGCTTTAAGATTTTACCTTTAGGCGTAGCAGCTAAACAGCCTCATAAGAGATTCGCTCCACGTGGACTATATAGCGCCACAGACGATATAGAGGTTATTCATAAGTGGTTCAAGGCTCAGCCTGACATAAACATAGGCATAGCCTGTAAGCCATCTAATCTAGTCGTCTTTGACGTAGATCTACGTAATGGCGGCACGATAGACGGCCTAACAGAGACCAGACGTATAAAGACAGGTAATGGATTCCATTACTACTACTGGGCATCTGCCGATATGACTTTCCCTGGTAAATGGCGTGAGGGTGTAGATATTAAGTGGAACGGTTACGTAGTAGCTGCTCCATCTAAGCATCCAAGCGGTAGTTACTACCTGGTCGACGACCTAAGCGATATTAAACCAATTTCAGATTTAGTAGGTGTCTAATGAACTTGAAAGATATAGCGTCAGAATTAGCAGCGCTAACAGTAATAAAGGATGCAGTAACAGAGGCGACTAATACATTAAGAGAATTAGCCAGAGATGAGCTAACTAATGTAGGCGCTGATATGACAAAAGCCATTATCGATAATCAAGAGGTAGCAAAAATAACCTTAGTTAGTCGAGATGTATCTTGCGTAGTTACTGACGAAAAGGCTTTAGTAACTTGGATTACTGCAAATTTTCCTAGTGAGATAGAGCCTAAAGTGCGTGACTCATTTCGTAAAAAATTCTTAGAGACCTTAGCGATAACAGCTGAAAACCAAGTATTTAGCACTATGACAGGTGAGGTATTACCTTTTATAGGACTAGATACTAAAGCTCCATACGTCTCTACGCGCTTCTCTCCTGAGGGTCGAGCAGCTGTATTAGATGCAATACGAGAGCATCGAGTGACGTCGCTGCCCTGGTTAAATATTTATGTCGAGTCACAGAGACGCAAGGAGATCGATTAAATGAACGAGGACAAAGCTAAAGCGTTACGAGCGCCTTTTAGAGACGACCAAGTAGAGGCAAAAAATGTAGGACAGAGATCTTATAATTTTATAAATCACGCAGTCGTAACAGATAGATTAATCTCTGTAGATCCTGCGTGGTACTGGCAGCCTATGGCTATATCTGGTAACGGCTCACCTGTATTAGATGAATTTAACGGCCTATGGATAAGACTTACAGTATGCGGCGTAACTAGAATTGGTTACGGTGCATCTGAGCCGCATCAAAAAGGGGCGGATGCGGTTAAGACCGCTATCAGTGACGCTATAAAAAATGCAGCGATGCGTTTTGGCGTCGCTCTCGATCTCTGGGGAGCAGATAGCAACGGTTCGAGCGTAGAGCTGGCGCCTACACCTTTCACGCCACCTCTACGCTCTGTACCACCTCTTAAAGCTGTAGAGACTGATAACCCTGAGCTAGCAGCCTTTTTAGATCAACAGCGACCAGAGGCAGAGCCTACGAAAGTAGTACCGCCTGAGGGTGAGCCATACTGCAACCATAGAGAGATGGCCTGCCGCGTTTATAGATCTGGGACAAGTAATAGCGGTAAGCCATACGAGGGTCTATTTTGTCAGCGTAAGCCATACACTGAACAATGCACGCCAATGTCATTAGAGGGTAAACCCTGGAAAAAATGAGGCCGCTACCCTTACACGATCTAGATATGAAATTAGCTAGACAGGCGGCAGATTTCTTTATCGAGTGGTCAAAGAAAACACAGGAGACGGATAATCCTCACACTAGAGCCATACCCTGGAAAAATAACTACGATCGTAAGTATGAGATGCAGATGGCTTACGGTGCTGAGATAGCTGTAGCTAGGTTATTAGGGATGGACTGGAACGGCCTCAACACCTTTAAGGATAAAGCTGACGTAGGCGATA